GCCGTGGCGGGCCTCGTCATCCATGCCGATGCGGTGGAAGGTGGCGTGCAGGGCTTTAAGCTGCTGGGCGCTGATAGGTTTGTCGGCAGTCGTTCTCATGGCTCATTGCATATTACATTCTCCCCAATATCTTGCCGCCTCTTCCGGCCAGATGTCATAGTAGCCTTTCGGACCGATGAAGCGTCCCTTGCTGAAAGCCCGGTAGCCCTCGACGTAGATTTTCAATGACGCGTCAAACATCACGCTCTTGCCGCTGCGTCCGGTAGGCAGCCTGCCACTGGCATGGCTGATAAAAATCATCAGCTTGTTACGGTGGCGTTCTTTGAATTCAATATACTGCCGATAGGTCATCTGTGTGTATTGGAAACTGTCTATCACCACAAAATCTGGTGATTTCTGACGTTTCAGACGCAGGCTGAGCTGCTCGATGCTTTCATTGTCGATAAGCAGAAAGCGACGGTTGACCTCCATCATGCCAAAGCGGCGGAGTGTGTCCTGCATGGTGAGGCAGGCACCTTCTTCCATACTGTTATAGGCCACACGGCCGAAACGGCAGAGATACTTGCAGAGCTGCATCACAAATGAAGTCTTTCCGTTACCGGAGTTCCCCCACACAAACCAGACACCCCGACGCTCGGGTGTGCCGAAAGCGTCATGCCACACCCCCTCAAAGTCCAGTGTGTCAAACTTCATGGAAAGCATCTCACGTACCCCCTTGGCATTACGTTCAAAAGTCTCACTCATTACTCTGCCCCTCCTTTCTGCTGCTCGGCACGGCGCTTCTGCGCATGTATCACCCGCTTCACGCGGCGCAGGTCATTGTCACTGGTTTCAGCATCTTTCAGCACACGTCTTATCTCGGCTTCACCGGTCAGCCCGTTGGCCTGACAGATGGCATACACGTCATTGCGGCTGGTGGCGTTCAGGTCGAAGAACTTGCGTCCGATGCGGCTGTTAATTTCCTTGTAGCCTTTCTTGTTGTATCTCAGCCCGTTGTCCACACGCCGCTTGATATAGTCGGTACTCATGAACACGATACCCGCGCGTCCTTCCAGGCGGTTGTAGATGCTGATGAAGTAATTCAATACACAGTCCGTCAGCTTGTCCCCCTCATCGAAGATGAGCAGCGGGTTCTGGAGAAAACCGATCATACCGAGTGCATAGTCCAGCATGTCACGCAGGTTGCTGGTGCTGTCGGTAGGCGCGCCCACCTGCTTGGCTATCTCGCGCACAAAATCGCTGCGTTTCATATCTTCCGAGCAAAGGATATAGAACACGTTGCGGTGTGTGCGACGGAACTCTATGGCGGCAGTGGTCTTGCCGCATCCGGCATCGCCCACCATCCAGGTGACATTCTTGTACATCTGGGCGTCGGCCAGCACGTAGGTGGCGAGACGGAAGTTCTCACTCTCGCAGATGGTCCAATGCTCGAAGCTGAAACCTATCTGCGCTGCTATGCGGCTGAACATGTCGTCGGAGATGCTTTCGTACTTGGTGTTCAGAATCTGGCTCACCACAGCCGCACTGACACCCTGCAGGCTCTCGCTGGCGCGGTTGCGGCTGGGAAAGTTCTCACAGTAGGCCATCAGTGCGTCGCGGATGGCATCCTTGTCTTGTTTGGTTAGTCCTTTCATTCTTGAATGGTATTTAATTGGTTATTGATTGCCGTTTAAAATCTGTCCAGTGCCAGCTCGTCCAACGTCATGTTGGAGAGTGCCTTGGTATATTCCCCCATAGTGGAGTAATCGGTTTCCGTGTCCGCTTCGGCCTCCTCCCGCTTCTGTTTTTCCGGCAGGGAAAGAGGAATATGGAGCTCGCCACGGTCATGCCTTTCACGGTATCCGTCCATCTTATTCTTGCTGAGGTTCTTAGGTTTGGGAGTGGAAAGACCGAAGAGCTCGGCTGCGATACGTTCGTCAAGGTCGAAACGCTCGCCTTCCAGCTGGATGGCGGCCATGGTCTCCTTGTTCCGGTCGATGGTTTTCCGCATGAAGCTGCTCTCTTCCGGTGTGCGCTCCTGCGTGGCGCGGCTGACAGTGACCTTAGGAGTGGCGG